GGCTTTACGCTTTGGTCGGATTGGTCAAAGCAAAGCGATAACTACGATTTAAAAGAACTGCAAACCAAATGGCGCAGTTTTGCAAAGTCGCGCAGCGCTAACCCGATAACCTTTGCTCATATTATTTATAAGGCCGGTGGTCAACAGGTTATTATTAATAAAAAAGTAGAGTCTTTAGAAGATAAGGCTTTGCAAGTATGCGACAAGCAAAGCTACATAGCTTTTAAAGACGAAGTGCTTAGTATTAGCCGCAATGTATTGCCCGATGATTTACGCGCCATGTTAGCTGATACAGTGGCTAAAAAAGCAGGTAAAGAGATAGGGTTAAACAAAACCGAGATAAAAAAAGCATTAACGCCAATTAAAAAGGGTGCTAATAAAAACTTTGATGATGAAATAGAAAAACCCAGTTGGGCTAACAACTGGGTTTATATTGAAAAGCAATGCGAATTTGCCAACACCGAGCTTAATTATAGCATTAAAAGAGAGGCATTTAACGCAAAATTTGACCGCAACATTGAGTGTATTATTGCCGAGAAAAGCGCAGCAACATTAACCCTTAATGATTATCAAATTCAAACGGTAGTAGATACGATGTTCTGGCCTGGCGCCAATCGTATTTTTGAATATGAAAGAAAAGAGATGCTAAACAATTATCACGAAAGCGGTTGTACTCCATGCGGTGTTCTTGATGATGACGCGCAAAATGTTATTGATTTATTCTTAGCGCATATTGATTTTACATTATCAGATGAGCGCGAAAAGCTTATATTTTTGGATTGGATGGCCTACATTGTTCAAAACCCTGGTAAGCGCATTAATTGGGCGTTAATGATACAAGGGGCGCAAGGTACAGGTAAAAGCTATTTTGTTAATGTTATGCAATTAATACTTGGTGAGAACGTGCGAAACCTTGACCCTATGGCAATAGCTGGGCGCTTCACAGGTTGGGCGCATGGTTCGCTATTGGTTGCGGTTGAAGAGATACGTATACAAGGCGCTAATCGTTACGAGATACTTGACAGAATGAAGCCGATGATTACCAACGACAGCATACAAATAGAGGAAAAAGGCAAAGACCACAAGACAGTGCCAAACTTTACAAACTACTTGCTACTAACTAATCACAAGGATGCTATACCGTTGACTAGTGGGGATAGGCGCTATTGTGTGATGTTTTCTCGCGTACAGTCAGAGCAACAGCTATTTGCTGAACTAGGTGGCGAGAATGGCGCAAGTGATTATTTTACAAACTTGTTTAATGAGTCAAAAAGACGGCCTGATGCTTTGTCTCGATTTTTAAGGGATCACAAAATCAGCAAAGACTTTGCGCCACAAGGACGCGCACCAGAAACAAACGCACGCAAGAAAATGATGAACATTTCAATATCACCAGAGCGTTTAATTATTGAGGACGCTATTTCACAACATAACTGTGAAATCATAAATGATAATATTGTTGATATAACGCAGTTAAGTAACATGATGATAATGGATGGTGAAGAACTACCAAAGACGCGCACAATGTCTGCAATTTTATTAGAAATGGGCTATGAAAGTATAGACAATCGTAGGGTAAAAATTAAGCAAGACAGTAAGTCTCACTATGTTTGGATCAAGTCAGAACACTTAAATAATGAGCAAGCAAAGCAAATTATAAGAGATTATTATCACGAACCATTTTAAAAAATAAGGGCTTAAAAAGGGCGCAATGACACTTTATGCTTTGCGCCCTTTTTTGTTTTATAAAAAAAGAGGAAAAACAGCAAAAAATCATAAAATCATAAAAACTATAAAAGGGCGCAATGTATTGCACCCTTTTAAACATTGCGCCCCTTATTGCGCCCTTTTTAAAACTTTGTTTTTATTATCTTTATTTACTAAAGGGTGCAATAAAGAGTAAATAAGGGTAAATTGGAAATGGGGAGTAAAATAAATAAATAGGCAAAATAAAAAGTTATTTAGGTAAGCTGACCAATACATAGAAAATTGCGCCCTTTTGCTACTTTGCGCCCTTTACAATTTTTATAGTAATTTTTGAAAATATAACCATTAGCGTGGCAAACCAGTTTTTTTGCATTAAGTGCTTTATAAATATATGATTAAAAAGTGAATGATTAATTTTTAACCAATGAGGTTTACATGGCAGCTAGTAAAATCACACATGAGCAACTACGCGCAGAATTGGAAAGTGGAAGTAAGAACAGGGAGATTTCAGAAAAGTACGGAATGACTTTGAGGGTAGTTTGTAGGCGTGTAGCAACATTGAAAGCTAGCGGCTATGACCCAGACAACGACAGATACCACAAAAACCCAGAGGAACACGCAGTAAAGGGCTATTCAACATTAGTAAGAATGAAGAATAAAGACGATGAATCAACTGGTAAAGTACTTGAATGGGTAAAGACAAACACGACAATCGAGCAGCTTTATTGTGCGCTTAGTGAAGCAATTGAATCATTGTCAAAGCCGATTAAAAACGTACCAAAACCAAAGCTAAATGAGAAAGCAGATGACTATACCGACATTATACCTTGGTTTAACATCGGTGACGGCCATTTAGGTATGATTGCTTATGCTAGTGAAGTTGGTCAGGACTTTGACCTAGAAATAGGCGAGCGTGAATTATGCGCTGCTATGTGGTCGCTGATAGAATCCAATGGCGGTTATGAGCGATGTGTTATTCAAGATATGGGCGATATGACACATTACGAAAACCTAACAGGCACAACGGAAAACTCAGGGCATAGCTTAGACTGTGACAACCGTTACTCGAAAATGATTAAAACGTATATTAGAGTAATGCACTTTTTAATTGATAAAGCACTGGCGCATTTTAAATATGTGGATGTGATTATCAACCAAGGCAACCATTCGCGCAAGAATGATATGTGGATGAACGCACACTTAAAAATAGTTTATGCAAAAATCACAAGAGTTAACATAATTGATAACGACAATGTTTTTATTCCTTATAGGATGGGTAATACTTTTGTAATGTCTCATCATTCAGATAAATGCAAACCTGCCAAGCTTGGTCAAGTTATGATGCATGATTACAGACAAGATTTCGGTGAGACTAAATATCATTACATTGACATAGGCCACATACACCACAACATGGTACGCAAAGAGCACGAGAACATGACAATCGAGTCATTCAACCAATTAGCTACATCTGACGCATATGCTCATGATGGAGGTTGGCGTTCACGTAGTTGCCTGATAGTAATTAAACGCTCTAAGACGTATGGCGAAAAGGGGCGCGAAACTTTAACGCTAGAAGAAGTAAGAGACAAACTTGAGAAAGTAAAGCCCGGCACTAACGCTCAGAAACGCACGCAGGTCTATACTGTTTAACTGGTCGGAGCAGTAAAACGCCAAACCTAGTATATAGTGCCTTTACATTAACAAGCGAGAGATAAACATGAGCAAGCAAGACGACCTAATCAAGACACCCACTGCAATTATAATAATACTTGCTTGTGTTATCTTTATATTTTTTGGTGTATCTAAGATGGACGCAAAAGATAAAGCCGACCAGCATCAAGATTACTGCGAAATGGTAAACGATGGTCATTGGCCTAATTATAAAAAAATAGAATGTTTAGCAGGAGAATAGAGAGATGAACCACTACCACCAGCAATACCTAGACGACATAAGCGAGCCAGAGGGCTATGAGCCATCGCAGGACGACATTACAACTTGTGTTGATGCGCTACTATCAAATAAAGAGTTGCACTTTGGAGGATTCGTTTTAGAGCTTTCTGATGTAGCCGATATTATGCGAGAAGGTGACGGTAAATTTATATTGGAATACACTTCACTTTCATTTGCAAACCAAAAAGATTCTGAAAGATTATTTCAAAAAAAACAAACCTCAGTTGCTACTGACTTAGTTATAAAATATATGCATCTAAAACAAATGATGCCAGAGATTAGGAGTGTAGAATGACAAACGACCCGGTAAACAACCCTAAGCACTACAAAGGACACCCAAGCGGCATAGAATGTATTCAAATTACCGAGCACATGGGATTTAATTTAGGTAATGCTTTAAAATATATTTGGCGATGCGACCTTAAAAAAGACGCGCTA